GCAGCAGGTGCTCAAGGATCTGCTGGTGCTCAAGGTGCTGCTGGTGCTCAAGGCGCTGGAGGAGCACAAGGATCAGCAGGTGCTCAAGGTGCTGCTGGTGCACAAGGTGCTGCTGGCGCTCAAGGAGCCGCTGGTGCTCAGGGAGCGGGAGTCCAAGGAGCGCAAGGTCGACAAGGTGCTGGTGCTCAGGGAGCTGCAGGTGCACAAGGTGCTGCTGGTGCACAAGGTGCTGCTGGTAGCCAAGGATCAGCTGGTGCTCAAGGAGCAGCAGGTGCTCAGGGAGCGGGAGTCCAAGGAGCGCAAGGTCGACAAGGTGCTGGTACTCAGGGAGCTGCAGGTGCACAAGGTGCTGCTGGTGCACAAGGTGCTGCTGGTGCTCAGGGATCTGCTGGTGCTCAGGGAGATCTTGGTCAAGGATCTCCTGGTCCAGATGGCGCTCAAGGCGCAGCTGGCGCTCAAGGCGCACCAGGAACAGCACCATCAACAGTCACTGTTGCAGCCAGCACATCGACATCTTCTCATTACTTAACATTTGTTGCTGGAGCTGGTAGTGGACAATCATTGTTGATAGATAACACTGAACCTTCACTCAGATTTATTCCATCAAGCGCTACATTATACGCAAACAATATTTTCGCAAACAACGATATTACTGCATTCGCTTCTGACGACAGACTGAAAAATAAACTTGGAAACATTGATAATCCATTAGTTCGTATATCATCACTGAATGGATTCTTCTTTAATTTCAATGAAGAAGGTAAAAGGTTAGGATTCGACACCAATAGAAAATTTGTTGGTCTTTCGGCTCAAGAAATGTTGGTTGCGTTGGAAGAAGCTGTTAGACCAGCACCAGCCGATGATAGATACTATACAATTCAATATGAAAAGACTGTTCCTTTGCTTGTAGAAGCAATTAAAGAATTGATCGCAGAGAACAATACATTGAAAAATAGATTAGATGCGGTAGAATTGAAATTGTTTGATCTAATAAATAGATATTAATTTCAGGGAATAACATGGCAAAACCAACAAACAGAACTACACTTAAAGATTACTGTTTACGTGCGCTTGGATTTCCTGTTATTGAAATCAACGTTGACGAAGATCAGCTTGAAGATAGAATAGACGACGCGATATCAAAGTTTCAATCATATCATACTGATGGAACCAATTTAGTTTATTACAAACACCAAGTCACTGCCAATGATGTTACGAATAAGTATATTACATGTCCTGATTCAATCATTGGTGTGACTCGGATATTTCCACTTCAAAGCGATTCAATTTATACTGGTAGCGACTTCAACATTTTTGATTTGAACTATCAGTTACGTTTGAATGAATTGTATGACTTCAGTTCTGCTGATTATCTCTATTACACGATGGTGCGCTCACATCTCAGAACATTGGAAATGATTCTCGTTGGTGAAACTCCGATTCGATTCAATCGTAGAGATAATAAAATATTCGTTGACTTTAATTGGGAAAGTCAAATAGCTGTTGGTAAATATATTGTGTTTGAATGCTATCAAAAATTAGATGTAGATAACTCATCTGAATTTTGGAGCGAAACTTGGCTTCTGAAATACACCACTGCATTGTTTAAGCGTCAGTGGGGAAATAATCTCAAAAAATTTACAGGGGTTCAATTGCCTGGTGGCATTATGATGAATGGTCAGCAGATCTATGATGAAGCTGTAGAAGAAATAAAAGAACTCGAAGAAGATTTGCGTGAAGTTCATGAAGAGCCACCAGGCTTCTTGGTTGGATAATGGCAACAAGTAATTACTTTAACAATTTTAATTCAAGACCTGAACAACTTCTCTACGAAGATTTAATCGGAGAAGTTGTAAAGATCTACGGAATAGATTCGTACTATATTCCTAGAGATTCAGATTCTGAGATTGATTTATTGTTTGGTGATGATCCGACCAAGAAGTTCAGCGCTGCATACCCAATGGAAGTTTACATTAACAATGTTGATGGGTTTGATGGGGGAGAGTTTTTTAGTAAATTTGGATTGGAAGTTAGAAAAGAAGTCAGCTTCATTCTTCCACACAGAGCCTATAAGAAAGTCATTCCTATCGCTGATTATCCAAGACCACGCGAAGGTGATTTACTTTGGCTCAAAAATTTCCAAGCTCTGTTTGAAATTAAATTCGTTGAGGAAGAGCATTTCTTCTTCACCTTTGGTAAGAATAATTTCTACGGTTTTAAATTGAATTGTGAATTCTTCAGATTCAATAATGACAATATGGATACTGGTTGGACGGAAGTTGACGATATGCAATTACTGAATGCTTCTTCATATAGATTCTCAATGCAAAGTGGTGGAACATTGACGTATCAAACCAATGAAATTGTATACCAAGGAAATAGTTATGCAAACGCTACGGCAACTGCTGAAGTCACAGCATGGGACAAACCAACGCTGAAACTTGATCTTCGAAGCATTGTTGGCGAGTTTGCAGTGAATACTGTTATTCGTGGCGTAACAACGAACGCAGCATACACTATGTTGAGCGTTGATGAGATGGACAATGTTTCAGATCTAATTGATAACAATAGACAAATTGAAACAGAAGCATCAAGCATTATAGATTTTACTGAAAGCAATCCATTTGGTGAATTATAATGTTTAGCACTAATCATTTCTATCACAGAATCATAAGAAAGAATGTTGTTTCTTTTGGGAATCTATTCAATAACATCACACTGTTAAAGTATAGTAAAGATGGTACCGAAGAGCATGGAAGGCAAACAGTACCAGTGTCATATTCTGGAAAAGAAAACTTTGTTTCAAGATTGTTTTCAGAACCTGAATTAGCAAAAGCAACTCAAGTTCAATTACCAAGAATGTCATTTGAAATGACTTCTCTTTCATATGACTCATCAAGAAAATTATCAAAGTTCAATACAGTAACCAAAGTCAATGCGAATGATGAAACCACTGTATCCAAAGTCTATGGACCCGTTCCTTACAACATAGGATTTGAATTGAACATCTATGTGAGGAACGTTGAAGATGGAACGCAAATCGTTGAACAGATCCTTCCGTTTTTCGCACCAGATTATGTAATGACATTGAATTACCTTGATGGCTATGATATTGCATTAGATGTTCCTGTTCAATTAGATTCAATTGATTATAACCCAGAATACGAAGGTCCAGATACAACAACAAGAATATTGATTTGGACTTTGAGGTTTACAATGAAAACATTTTTCTTTGCGACTGAAGATTCCACTGCGAAAATCATTCGGAAAGCTATTGCGAATACATACGATTATGATATCGCAAATACACAATACGTTTATCAAGCAGTTGTTCCAGATCCATATTCTGCGAACGCTAATAGTGATTATGGGTTCACAGATATTATACAAGAACAACCATATATCGGAAACTTTGAAGTGGCTGACAGTACAATATTGTTCACAGATAACGCAACAATATCAGTAGACGATAACGACGGATAACTAAAATGGCAAAACAAACAATTAATGTTGGAACATCTGCGAATGATGGAACTGGCGATAAGTTAAGGACCGCATTCACAAAAGTCAATCAGAATTTTGATGAACTTTATGCCAGCGGTGGTGGTGGTAGTGGTGCGCAAGGTGTTCAGGGTGCACCAGGGACTCCTGGTACTCCAGGATCGCCAGGAGCGACTGGTGCAACTGGTGCAACTGGTGCTACTGGTGCAACTGGTGCAACTGGTGCTACTGGTGCACCTGGTGCAGCTGGTGCACCAGGAACGTCTGGACCACAAGGCGCTCAAGGCGCATCGGGAACTCCTGGAGCGCAGGGTGCACAAGGCGCTTTGGGTGTTGGCGCTCAGGGTGCACCTGGTGCACCAGGCGTTCAGGGGGCAGCTGGGGGCGGAGCACAAGGAGCTCCTGGAGAAGCTGGCGGATTTGGTGGAGCAAGTTTTGATTATACGTTTTTAACAAACACAACCGAAAGCGACCCAGGCGACGGAAAAGTTAAATTCAATAATGCCAATTTGACGTCAGCGACTCAAATGTATATTGATGACCAGAGTGTTGGTACAATTGATATTCAAACATATATGAGAACTATAGATGATTCTACATCATCTATTAAAGGGCATTTTAAAATAACTTCGCTGTCGAATACTGGAAACTATGTATTGTACACAATCGACGATGTTATTGAAAATGTTGGTTATTTTACAGTAAATTGCGCAAGTTTTTCAAATACAACTAATTCTTTTGCAAATAACGAATCAATCTCAGTCACTTTAGCAAGAACTGGTGACATTGGTGATCCTGGTCCGATTGGACCAGCTGGTCCTCCTGGTCCTGTTGGCGCGCAAGGCGCATCTGGCGCTCAGGGAACTGCTGGATCGCCAGGACCAACTGGACCCGCTGGCGCACAAGGAGCATCTGGTGCACCTGGCGCACAAGGAGCTGCTGGTGAATCTGGTCCTCCTGGCGCAACTGGAGAATCAGGTGCAACTGGTGCTCCTGGCGCAACTGGAGAATCAGGAGCAACTGGACCAACTGGAGCGCCAGGAGCGCAAGGACCTGCTGGTCCTACTGGCGCTCAGGGAGCAAGTGGAGCAACAGGACTAACTGGACCAACAGGTCCAACTGGATCATCTGGGGCAACAGGAGCTCCTGGTGCAACTGGCGCGACTGGAGCGCCTGGACCAACTGGAGCAACAGGAGCGCAAGGTGTTGCTGGCGCTCAAGGAGCCACTGGCGTTCAAGGATCTGCTGGTGCCCAGGGAACCGCTGGAGCGCAAGGAGCAACTGGTTCTACTGGTGTTCAAGGAGCGCAAGGAGCACAAGGTCGACAAGGTTCAACTGGTGGCGTTGGGGCACAAGGTGTGGTTGGTCCAGTTGGTCCGATTGGTGTGCCAGGAGAAGGATTTGTCACTTATGAGTTTATTAAAGATTTAACATTCTCGAGCGGAGTCGTAACTCACGATTGCGCTAATGGAAACAATACTGTGTTTGTGCACTCTCAAATTGCAAGCAATTTTACTGCAAATTTCGCAAATACAGCATTGCCAGCAAATACCGCAATTGGCTTGACTATAGTTCTGAACCAAGGAGGAACTGCATATCTACCAAATGCTGTGCAAATTGGAGGAGTCGCGCAAACAATAACCTGGTTAGGCGGAGTCACTCCGAACGGGAATCCAAATAAAACTGATATCATCTCATATAGTATAATGAATAGGAATTTTGTATATACAACATTCGCTCAATTAATATCATTCGGGTAATAATATGAAATCGTTCACCAGAATACTCGCTTTCGGGAAAACTAAAACTGATGTTCCACCAGGAACAAAAACTAAAAGAGGAATATTATTTGACAATGATGGTTGGGTAATACCAAATCAATTTTTATCTCAAAACTCTAGAATAGTTTATGTTTCAACTTCCGATGGTAATGATACAACAGCTAGCAACAATCAATATGGTCGTGGATATTATCTCCCAACTGATGCTGCGATTGGTTCCGATCCAACGCAGCCAACAGGTCAAATTTATCCATATGCTTCATTAACGCCTGCTTATACTGCAGCCAGATGCATTCCAACTGGCACTGCTGCATCAAGAGTTCCAGATTGGTTATTATTCAAACGTGGGGATACGATCGATTTATCAACATTAGTATCAGGAAATTCATACCCAGGTGGGTTGCTTCTAGCATTAGGAACTGGCGGCGGACCAACTTTCAAAGAAAGAAGAGTTTTTGGCGCATATGGGGATATTACAATCGATAGACCTAAAATCGCAAACATGAACATCAGTTCATTAATTTGGGGAACTATTTCACAAAGCAATTTTTATTTTTTCTCTCTTGACTTCTTAGATAATTCTCCATATGGCGAGTCTTTCCTCCAAGTCCAATATGGAGCAAGAAATATTCTTTTAGAAGATATTAGGACGCAAGGATTAGGAATTGGGTCCACTCAATTTCTTAGCTCTACTGGTGATGAGTCGAATTACATTCTTAGAAGATGCGTAATCAACAACGCATTTCAATTAGCATACAGAGATAGTAATAATGTTCTTAGAGATCCACACGTGCAAGGATTATATATTTCTCAGACAGATAAAAATTGGATATCAGAATGCGTTTTCGACATGAATGGGTATAAAGAAAATCCAAGAAAACCATCAACATGGACTGGTGGTGTTGTCGCTACAGGTTCTAGAAACGCATTACCAGTCGGATCAGGAGTTCAACCGTCAAGAACATTTTTTGATAGAAACTCCTATCTTTCTTCATATAAAGAAATTGAGTTTGAGGGTAATTTAATTTCAAGAGGCGGTGGTGGTGGGTGTGTTCAAATGCGCGTTGGTGGAACTGCTAGAAATAATGCGTTTTTATGGAATCAATCAGCATTAGCAATTGGAGGTTCTGAGGCGAGTAGACTTTATTTTCAAAATGCTCCTGTAGAAAATAACCTTGTACTGCATGACGATCATATGGTGCCACCTGGCGCATATGGAACTGGTATTCTTACAGGCGTTGGTGATCCAGAAGGCGCAATAATCAGGTCAAATTTAGTTTTACATTTTCACCGACAAAGTAATGGCGGCGAGGGCATGTTGTACGCAATGGGGATACCTCAGTCTCCTGGGGGAACACCGAAAGAAAATGCGCGAATTATGTATATTGACGATAATGTTTTAATAAACAAACATAATTCAATTGTCAGAATAGAAACTAGTGCAGCAACAGGTAATGTTCAATCTGCAAAAGTTGGAAGAAATGCCTTTGTTAAACTTAACACTGGTGCTAGTTGGGTTAGTGTCTCTTCCTCAAACACACAATTTGAAATTGGTACCGCTAATACTGGCGGTAATCATTACTACGCACCAGCTGGTTGGCGTGAATTTGCTAATAGCGCTTGGCAATCTTCTGGCAAAGATACTGCTAGCACAGTATACAATGATTTAGCAAACATCGCAACAGCATTGGGATGGCAGGCGAATGCTTGGGAAAAAGATATCGTTTCGTATATGCAACATGTCGATCCGACATATGTTCCAGACGAAAATGTGACTGTTGATTTCGCAGCTCCGATCGAATTCAGAAGAGCGAATGCACCAAATGTTTGGTATGTGT